AAATAGGAAACGGTTAGTAACGTGGCGCTCCACAGCAACACCATGCACTTAACAAGGTCAGCAATGGAGACTTTTTCCTTTTCGTTTTCTTCGGTGACTGAATCTGCCATGATGAAGCAACGCTATTGGTCGAATGGTGGTTGAAATCTGGGCTGCTGTTGCTGGAGCGTCAATAGGCGTAGCGGCTTCTGGCATCAAAGGAGCCAACCGCGAAACCCAGCATGGACGTGATTCTCTGGTGCGTTTGACCTCAGCTGTCGATAATTTAGCGTCACGGATGGATGTGCTCCACGCTGATCTGAGGGTTAGGGATCAGGAGCTATTCGCTCGAATCTCAGACCTAGAGCAGAATGTTGCCAGGCTTGAGGGTCACCAAAACCGGGTATAGAATTTTGGCACATACAGTGATCCCATGGTTTTACTGCTAAAGCCAATTCTGTTCGGGTTTATCAAATCAAAGGCCGTAAAACAGCTGCTACTTGACTGCTTGGTCAAGATCAGCGAGCAGACTGATAACGAGCTGGACGATGTGGCCTGCACGTATCTCAAAAACCTGCTATTTCCGACCGAAAGGGTAGAGAAGTAGTTTCATGCCATCCGTACTGGCTGTCGTGATCAGCGTTTTTATTGTCGTGCTTGGTAGCGGCGCAATGTTTATGACTGGTTTTGCGGCTAGGCACACGCCATGTTCTCCGGCATCATCCAAGTAGTTTTGTTGTCCAGCGTTGTGTCCTTAAGCCTGCTGCCTTTCTTCAAGTGGTTTCGAGAAACACCGCACCAAATGGCAGCGATTAAGCAGTTAGAGGACTCGATTACCGATCCAGCATTGCTTGACGAAGAAGCGGAATGGTTCCAGACCTGGAAGACCACAGGCCGCAGCGAACAGGTTTATGGCGTTCCGTATTACAGCCAGTTAGACAGCCAGACCGGCTATGGCTACCGAGAGTGCTTTGACGCAGCGGCTGCCATGGTTGCTGCGTTTCACCATGCCACCAATGGTTTAGACGAGTATCGACAGGTGCGCCGAAGGTTTGGCGACACGACCGAAGTTCATTCTCAAGTGTCTGCGTTGAGGGCTCTTGGCCTGGATGCTGAGTTTCGCAAGAACATAAGAGTGGAGGACATCGAGATTGAGATCGATGCTGGAAGACCACTAATGGTTGGTTGGCTTCATCGCGGCAACTTCACTGAAGGCCAGCCTGCTGTTTGTGACAGTGAAGGATGTGGTCATTGGAGCGTAATCGTGGGGTACAACAAGGACGAATTCACCGCCATGGACCCGATGGGCAAGCCATACATGGAGACTGGTGGTCATAACCCCAAGAGATCAGGTGAACTGATCAAGATGTCGCGCCCTGCCTTCTATCAACGCTTTTTGATTGAGGGTGAAGCTTCTGGCTGGGGCATCTTCGTTGATCGATGAACTGGGGTTACATCACGGCGTTTTTCCAGACGGTAGTGATTTCGTGTATGCACCCGTTGAACTGGGAAGCTTGTCTCCCGATTCAGAACTGGTTATTTCCTGCTGTGCATGATTACATTCGGTTTAGAACAGAGGAACCTTATGCTTCCGAGAAACGAGCTTTGGGTTTGTGAGTCATAGCTTTAGGTTTGCGGAGAAAGCGCCCAAAGTTTTCTTTGTAAAAGACGTTCTGTCGTACAAGGACTTTGAGGCTGTAAATGACGAGTTCAAGCCGCTCAACAACCATTGGTCATTTACTAAGTCAGAACAGCATGGGCAAGCTCCTGTGTTTGGGAACTTAGCTGAAAGCCGTGGCGGGCTATCGCTGGGAGATTGTCAGAAATTTATTGAGATCGGCAGCAAGATAAATTTGCTTAGCCAAAAGATCCTTGGCAGTGCAACTCAGCTGGTGCGTATCAACACCAATATCCAGTTCACCGGTCAAGAGTCAAACTTTCACGTTGACTCGTCGCCTGAGATGCGTTGGTGGACTTTTGTTTTGTTTGCAAATATGAGTTGGAGCACAGAGTGGGGCGGAGAGTTAATTGTCAACACCAGCGGTCATGATTACCTTGGTTTGCCCTTCTTGCCTAATTGTGGAGTGCTTTTTGACGGAAGCCTTCCTCATAAAGGCTCAGCACCCAATCGACTCTGCCTAAATCATCGGCAATCTGTGGCCTTTTCGTTGCAGCAGCTTTAAACACGCTTTGTGCATGGTTACATTCGGTTTAGGACTGAAGAGCCCTATGCCTCCGAAAAACGCAAGCTACGATCCATTCAAATGGATGATCGTTGAGCAAACCCTCGAAGAGGAGCTGGTTTTAGAGACCACGATTAGAGAAATTAAAGACTGCGGAGACATCGATACGATCACGCAGCTATGCGCCGCAATGGTGAAGCAGCAATGGCATCAGAACCAGCTTTTACGTCAAGCCGTCAGTCACATTGCCGAGATGGATGCTTTGATCGCTGGCGGAGTGCAGATGCTCTGAACGCTTTTTCAAGCGTTGTTAATTTTGGGTTGGATTCGTGCAGGGTGTCTCTGACCCTTGCCTTAGCCGCGTCGATTTGATCTTGAGGACGAGTCGTCCAATTCATGTTGACTGGGGCCATGACTCAGTTACTCAGAGTTGGTCTCATCGCAGTTATAGAGACGTGTTAGATAGCTGTAAAGCCATTGGGCCTGCCAGTCTTGCTCGTGGTATCGAACAACCCCAGCGGCTTCTACGCGCCAAACCAACTTGCCATCTTTCTCGACCTGCTCAATGGTTGGCTTCATGTCAAAAGAATAGGCACGGTGGTTAGCCGTGCCCTTGAGTTAATCAGAAATCAATGCTGGTCTTGCTTGGAATCTGCTGCAGGTTGATCGAGCCAAAATCACCGTATTGACCAGTTTGACCTTTGCCGTTGAGATAGAAGCCCTCGACTTCAATCTCTTCCTTCTTGGCAAAGTCCCAGACCTTGCCGGGTTTGATGCGATCAGATTCGCCAGCCAGTTTTTTTAAGTAAGACGCAAGCTCAAGAATTGATTGCTTGGTGACAAACAAAGACAACTGTTTGGGTTGCTTGCCTTCTGTATCAAAGCGGTTTTCACCAACAGACCATTTGATTTGGTGGGTGAGTGCGGGGACGAAATCAGCCATTGTGATCGATACCTTTGAAGAATTGAGAAAGGATGGTTTTGATTGCTGCATTAGGTACGCCGTTGTGATTGGCATCGGCGTAATGCTGCAGATTGGCGGCTAACAATGGGTCGAGCCGCACTTGGAAGTGAAGGTGACGGCGTTTTGCGTCACGCTTTTGTTCTGGTGTTTTTTCGTTAGACATAGTTTTTGAGGTTTTCATTCATCCAATTTTGATGCTTGACCCCAGTTAGAACCGGTGCGATTTTGGCATCACTGGCGAGACCAAAGTCCCGTCGAAAGTCTTGACAAAACCGGGCAAGGTTGTCAGCAGACAGCTCTTGAATCAAGCCAAGGCACAATTCACGATCGCCCTTGCTTAGCGGTTGGTCCTTGTCGGCAACGCCTTCAACCTTTGCCGCAGGCTTGGCAGATGCAGGTTCTGCAAGATCAGCAAAATCTCCATCAACATCCATGTCAGCCGTGAGGCCGAGGATTGCCAATAGGCTATATCTCCGGGAATAAGAAACGCTCGAGCCGAAGTCGTGCAATGGATTCTTCCCGCGACCACCGACGACCATGGGCAAACGGCTGATGAGTTGAGCACCGCTGACATGGAGCAACTGTGTGACAAGCACAGGGTTGTTGTCATGGCTGCTTGGCTCAAAACCTTGAGAGACAGCCAACCCGTTTTTGATTAGATGCGGAGTAACAGTTGAAAGGACCGTAGCGAGATCAGCAAACTTGCCATATTGGGCAGTTGCTGTTTTGTTAATTGCCGGAACAGTTTTGTGAAAGTTGACCAAAGCCTCAACTAAGGGCTGTAACGGTAATGTGGGCTCCGAGGAAGTCATCGGTTGCATAGCGTTTGGTTGCATAGATTGAACAGATTTGAGAATCGTTATGTAGCAAAACACGAGCTACAGCATCAGAAATCGAGTCAGAAATGCCCCGAACGCATTTATCCAGATCGGGGGTTGTGACGTGATACTTAGGTGCCGATGGCTTGAGCTTTGTGCTGTTTTTGCCTGACCCAAAGTGATGTAAGGGACGAGGAAAAACAAAGACACATTTCAACTCAACCGGAGCTTTAGTGTCCCAATCTTCAGGCTTATGGCGTTGAGCAGTGACTGCAATGTCATTGCGCCAAGAGGCCAGAGCTTCAGCGTTGTTGGCAATGACTCGACTCTGATAAGCACGGACAGAGCCTTGTGGCACTGGGGTGCCAAGAACTGAGAATGTGATGCTGCTTGGGGCTCGGATCATAGTAAATCTGCAATCAATGGATTTGGCCGAAATTGCCGTGAGCTTTTTGCTCACGTAGCTTGAAAAAGCCTTTTAGATCAGGAAATTGATCCATCAAATCACGGGCTGCAAAAGCCGTGTGATTGTTGTTGATCTTGAGGCCAAGGTCGCCGGTTGTTGCGCGTGTCTCCCATCGGAGGATGTGAAACAAACCATCCATGGAATAGCGGCTATGGCCCGACAGTTTTAGCTCTCGGGCTAACCCTGCTAGCTGCAATAAAAGGCCAGGATTTCTAGCTTTGCATTGCTGCCATTGCAAGTACAGTTTCTGCGTCATTGCTGCAAGCTTGCACAGGCGCGTTGCCAGCCTTGCTCGCAATGGGTGACTTGAGTTTGATTGTGAACGCTGGTGAGCGTTACCCAGGTTGCTGTAGAGAACAGCACCCCAAAAACAAGCGAGACAAGAAAGCCTGTTTTTTCAGGCTTGTAGTACCGAGGACGTGACTTGTAACCAGTCATGGTGGGTTGCTGCTGGAGACAGCATGGCATACCTGGGCATACCTGTCAATCAAACGTTTACCCAGACCTTGCGCTTGACGACCTTGTTCACCCAAGACGTGGTGCAACCAAAGATCTCAGCGACCTCCCGAGACGACCGGCCTTGTAGCCATAGGCTTCTCATTTCAAGAATGTCGGCAGGTTGAAAGACTTGTTTATGGCGTGGGGCCGGCGCTTGGATTTCTTCAAAGCCTTGTCGCGTTACAAATTTGTGATCGCAAGTCGTGCATCTGCGATAGCGGCGGACATGATCGGAAAACTCATGGCATGTTGTAGTGACACGAGTTTTTGACCCGCATTTTGGGCAATCCATGGGAACTAGAACTGTGGTTGAGATAGCTGGTACTTGCCCCAAGCGTCTGACCACGCCTCTAGGCAGTTACCCACGCTTTGCTCGATCACCTTAACTTTTTCCGGGCCAACGACAACCATCACGGCCATCTCTGCATAAATTCCTTGGCAAGCCAACATGCTGGCGTAAGCCCCTAGTTGCGTTGCACAAAATTTGCGCCCAGATACAGCTTTCTTGCTGCTGACAGTCTTGAGGTCGCCAACGTAGATAACTCCGTTTTTACGCAGCAAAAAGTCCAGCGACCCAGCGCAGCTCTTGGCCTCATCAACTACGCGATATTCCGTCGCCAGTGTCTCAGTGCCTTCAAAAAACTTTTCGCCACGTAGCGCCTGAATCCAATCTTTCCACTTTTCCGGGATTTCAACGTCTTTGCCGTTGAGCCATGCCTCGGCATAGTCATGAATGGTTTTGCCCCTGATAGCCCAGCCATCCTCGCCGTCTTTGTATTTGGCAATCATGCTCCGTTTAAACGGCGTCATGTCCATGTCCACAATGTCTGAAACGTTGTGGGCCAGCCATTCTCCGTTGAAACGGTATCTGTGAGAGTCTTCAAAAAATTCAAGGCCAGGTATCGGCTCAAGCATTGGGGGTTGCGATCTGTGGGCAGTATGGGCATACTTTGCCAGCAAAGCAACCCCAAACCATGCCCGATATAGAACCAATCGCAGGCAGCCACGTCAGGCTAGACCCGCGTGTTCTTGCTGCAGTTGACGCCAAGCGTCCCATAGGCGTGAGCCGCACAGGTTGGGTCAACCTGTTGCTTCAAAAGGCGATCGCATCAGAGCCTGAGCCTTTGTCTCGTGACTGACCTCAACGCAGAGGAAAGAGCGTTTGACCTTCTGCAGTGGGTGCCGTATTCGCTTCCGTCGGAATACGACGAAGAAGAAGCGATGTGCGGCAAGTACAGCGCCATGCAGAAAGAACGCTCAGACGCCGCGCTAGACGCATGGGACTTGAAGCACCCTTACGAATCCAGCGACGAACTAACAGCTTTCCGCGAGCTGAGACGCCTTGGCGTTTACAACGACGAAAACTACTTTTCACCTTCATTGGCAAAAGATGCCTTCTACAGAAAAACCCTCAACGAACAAGCCGCCACTACAGGAAGCACTGACCGGCCTAGCCCTCCACGCCGAAAAGGTGATCCAGGAGGAAAGGGAACGGGATTGGATGCCCCTGATGAGAAACAAAGCTTTCGAGCTAGGCGTAGACGACGACGCTCGCGATCCCGAACTCAAGGCATATCTTGATGCTGCAGAACGTCGGCTCCATAAAGGCACGGTTTACAGGGCAGGCCAACAATTACAAGCCACTGAGTCTGTGTTCTTGCTCGACGGCATGATCAAGCTTGGCGAATCCAACGTAATTATTGGTCAGCCAAAGGTTGGCAAGTCATCGTTTTCTACCGGTCTGATTGCAGCGTTGCGCGATCGTGTGCCGCAGTTCCTAGGGCGTGATTTATCAACACCTAACGAACGAATGCCTGTTCTTGTATTTGGCACAGACCAAAGCGAAGGTGATTGGCTACATCTATTGCATCGTGAAAGCTTGGTTGCAGAAGATCAAACATTGAAAGCTGATTCGGTTGATTTCTTCTGCAGCATGGAAACTGGCGAGCAATACAACTTCACCAAAGACGGCATTCGTCGGATGCGTGAGGAGATTGAGAAGCACCAATTCCCGCTCGTAATTATTGACTCATTGAGTTCAATGATGGAGCCAACGGGCATTGAAGAAAATACCTCGCGTTACGCACAGCCGATTCGTAATGCGATCAGCCAGTTACGCAAAACTGGGGCCACATTAGTAGTCATCCATCACTCCGTAAAACGTCCGACAACGTGGGACTGGATCACAGAATGCCGGGGCAGCAGCTCGATCAGCTCGGTGTTTAGCTGGGGCGTTTTGATGCGCTGGGTTGCACAAGAGGAAGACGGGCTGGCACGTATTGACAAGCGCGTCGGTTTTGCTGGCAAGGGTCGCGGCGCTAATGAGTCTGGCGGCGTCATGGGCCAATACATGCCGGAAGGTGGTTGGACTTACCTTGACGGGCTTGAGGAAGCCCAGAAGGTTGAACGGGCAGGACAGCGCATCATGGAGCTGGGCGGGGTACGCGCAAGCGTCTTTGATTACCTAACGCTGCGCACAGGATTAAACGCTGACGTATCAGCCGAGGAGCTTGCCACGGAGTTGGACAAGCAAGTAGGCCATGTTTCACGCGAGCTGCGATCACTCAAAGCGAAGGGTTTGGCCGAGCCTGTCCGAACAGAAGAAACAGGATCTAGACCACGAAATTATTGGATGGCGAGCCCTGCTGCGATGGATTGGTCCCTGGGGGGCTCACAGGCAGGATCTAATGGATCTTTGGATCTTTTACCCAATAGATCCTTAATATCCAATAAATCTAACACTCAGGATGGAACAGCCGTACTACTTTCGACATCAAAAGATCCAACGTCGGATTCAATAGATCCAAAGACCAAAGTCGAGATCCGCAGGGGTGACGAATGGGCCAGCGGCTTTATCGTTCGCAACGGAGCTGACCCGAACAGCATCTCCGTTGAACGCCTTGGCAACCCCATGGTGACGATCAGCAATCTGCGCTGGGGTTTAGACGTTCGTGCTTGTCAACCTGAGCCAGAAACGGTTCAATCCACTGTCCCTTTTGATTTCTGATGCCTGATTGCAATCGCACTTATCCGATCCGCGTTGATGTACGGCTTACGGAAGCTGAACGCGATGCCTTGAACGTTGAAGCCATGCAACGTGGCATTCCGCGTCAAGAGCTGCTTAGGGCTCGTGTGCTGAGCGAAGCCAACCAGCCTGCCCCTGTTCCTGAGATTAAGCAAAAGCATTTCTCTAAAGGGCGCGTTTCAATCGACCGTGCCATCGCTGCTGTTAATCGCCGCTATGACATCCCGAGCAAACAGTTGGAGCCTTTGATCTGCACTGTGATTTGCGCGTTGAATGAAAAAGGTTGACGCGGGTATGCCCAGTGGTATGATTTGGGCATGGGAGAGATTCCTACCCTTCACACCAGAACAAATGCCAGTCTCTAAAGCCATCAGCACCATTGAGACACTGGGCGGCTACAAGTTTGTCCGCCGTTACAAGCACTTCAACTTGGATACCAACCGCGCTGAGACCTGCTACGTCTTCACCAGCGTCAACGGCCAGTGGGACCACGACACCAACTTCACTTGTATCGGCCAGCTTCGTTACTACGCCCGCCAGTTTGAGTACACCCACGGCATCCGCTGATTACACCTACGGGGAGAGGTTGACGCTTCTCCCCGGGTATGCCATACTTTGATCAAGCGGGAGACCGCACCACCAAAAAACAAATGACAACCGCAACTCACACCCTCACCGACGGCCTCAACAACTTTATCTTTGAGGTTTCGGCTGACGCTTGCCTGATCAAGTTTGTCAACTGCTTTGGTGCCATCACCGAGACGATGCAGTTCACAGTTGCCGAAGGTCGCAAGCAGTGGAAGCTTGCTCTTGACTGTGGAAATAAGCGCGGCTACACCAACCCCCGTCGTCCCGAACCTTCCGCTTTTGCAGTTGAGATGGGTGAAACCCCTCTTTACGTCGATTGATCACCCTGGCCCTGGAGACAGGGCCTCTCTTTTCTTTTTAACCATGGACTTTCACCATCTCAGTCTTGCGCTCTACGAAAAGTGGGAGCGGGCTCAAGATGCCATCGAAGCGTCAGGCTTACTTGAACGCTTCCTAGACAAAGTTCAGGCTTATTACTGCGAGGCATTCCTCGACGATGAGCTGACTTGGTACGAAACTGTCTACGGACAGGATGAGCTACAGGAGTTTAAAGACGACGCCATTAAGGCTGGCTTCACGTACACCGTGCAACTAGTCGATGACGATTGATTCCTGTCGGGGAGCCTGATGCTGTTACGGGCAGCTGAAAGCCATACAACACCTAACGAGGCAGGAAAAGCAAGGCAGGCGCAAAATTGGGGTGGTGCCTATTTGCGTCTGATCAAACCCCCGACATCAAACATCAAACTACTTTTTTTTTATCATGTCTTTTGAAGATTACGACAGCAAAGCATTAGAGAGAATCGCTGATTCTCTGGAAGAGGCTTTTAACCCTGAAGAGGCATTAATTTACACTCCTCTTTACAGAATTGCGGGTGCTTTGGAAAGCATTGCAAAATCAATGGATTCTTCATTTGAGGCTGAATGGGAGAACCAATGACTAAAGACGAACTCGCACGCATCCAACAAAATACAAACGAGCTGAACGCTTTTCTTTCTTATGAACGACGACTCAAACAGGCTTACGCCCGTAGCCAAGATCCGTTCCCTAGAAGATGGCAGCCTGATGGTCACAGTCGGAGAGTTCAGGTCGATGGTTAGTTCACACCATCTCGTACAGGAGAAGATAATTCGCCTAACCTCGTATTGGCTCAAAGCGCACGGTCCTGATGGCGATCACACTGGACATCAAGTCTGAGCTACCTAAGGCCATCAAGTGGACGAACGAGCACACCAAACAGTTGCCGTTCTCTATCTCTCAGGCAATGAATGCCAGCGTCAAAGGATTAGCTGCTGTCCCTGGCTCTAAACAGAAGAGTGCAATCAACGGCCTAGCTGGCTCATCTAAGCGATTCTTTGACCGGCCTAAGCCTGCTACATCCACAGGCTTCTTTGCCACCACAGCAAACAAGCGCACACTGTCCCTGATCATTAAGCCAAAGGACAAACTATGGGATCGCAACCGCTACCTATCAGGCAACATCTTTGGTGGCGCACGCCCGCCTAAGCCTTTCGAGATTGCATTCGCTGCACAGTCCAAAGGACAGATACCAACAGGCGCACGCTTTGTCCCAACAGGTGCGATCAAGCAAGATCGTTACGGCAACGTGAGCAAATCCAACCTGCTCAAGATCCTTAATGGTGTTGGCACTGGATCGAACACAGGCAACAACATCTTCATTGGCAAGCCAACAGGAGGAGGCAGACAGCTAGGCGTTTACAGACGTGAGCGCAAATTCAAGCTCCGCCCTCTGTTCCTTGTTGAATCCTCTGTTGATTACTCCGCACGCTTCCCAGCTGTTCGCATCATTGAATCCAAAGTCAAGTCAACCTTTGGCCTATACCTGCGCACGCAGCTTGCACGCAACGTCGCAGCCAATGTGAAGGCAGGCAGAGCAGACATGCGCACCGGCTTGCTATAGGCCCCCCCCACCCCCTTTTGGGTCCTTCTGGCCTAACTCTGCGTGGGTCATCCGAAGG